ACTTTGTTAAAGAAAATCCGATGACCTCTCTCGGTCTTGGGTCCTTGGCCCTCGGAGCTTTGTCAAGTCCAGAAGAGGAAGAAACACGCAATCCTGACTACGGTAGACCCGGTGAAGCGTGGGATGTAGAGTATCGAGGCGTTCGGTACGATCTTGATGACCCGGAAGAACGTGACGCATACAAGGCCAGAAAGGCCGCAGATCGCCAAGAATACAATGAAAGAGAGCCTGTTTTAGCAGCGGATGGCGGGGCTATGTACGGACGCGATAAAATGAGTTATGATACCCCGATAACGGGTGAGGTCAGCGGACCGGGGACAGGAACATCTGATTCCGTTCCTGCTAGGCTGTCAGATGGAGAGTTTGTTTTAACAGCAAAGTCTGTTCGTGGTGCAGGTGGTGGAGATAGAGATATCGGAGCCGCACGTTTATATGATATGATGGCGGAGTTGGAGGCCACAGCGTAATGGCAGTACAAGAACAAACGGTTACCCAACGGTTAGCTCCGTTTCAAGAAGATTTCCTAAAGGATATCTTTGCTCAAGCCACCGCTCTAAAAGGCGGTATGGGATATACAGACCAGAAAATGGCTGGTCTATCTCCCGAGCAGCGTCAGGCAATCCAAGCAGCAACGCAAGGTGTAGGTGCATATAGGCCATTTATGCAGGGTGCTCAAGCAGCACTGACGCAAGCTGGAGCTTTTGCACAACCCGGCGCGGCTACACAGTTTATGAATCCTTACGAGGATCAAGTTGTCCAACAGACACTAGCTGATATTAGAAAGGCTGGACAGGAACAACAAAATCAACTTAGTTCTCAAGCAGTGCAAGCTGGAGCTTTTGGCGGATCGCGCTTCGGAGTTGGTCAGGCAGCACTTGGTGAGGCTAATATACAGGAACAGTCTCGAGCAGCAGCCAATCTCAGGCAGCAAGGGTTTCAACAGGCACAGCAAGCGGCACAAAATGCAGCGCAGTTGCAGGCACAGCAGGCCGGGATGTATGGAACTTTAGGTGGTCAGGCTCAAGCAATGGGTGTGCAGGATGTAAACACTTTGCTTGGTATTGGTGGACTTACACAGCAGTTCGGAGATGGCGCTGGTTTCAAAGGTCAGGCGGCGTTGGACCTAGAACGTGCTAACATAATGGGTCGGCAGAATGCTCCTTATCAGGAGATAGGTTTCTTATCTGATCTGTTCCGTGGTGTTCCTTCGTTGCAACAGACAACAAGTCAGACAGCTACTCCTAATCCTAGCCTGTTCTCACAGATTGCGGGTCTTGGGATCGCGGGTCTCGGTGCTGCTGGCGCTGCTGGCGGTTTTGGTAACTTGTTTAATCCGAATGTAAGGGCAACAGGATGAACCCATTAAATCGTAGAATGTTCCGTCAGCCCGGTGCGTCACGACGAGCAACCGGGATCCTCGCATCTTCGCCGCAGCTTGCTAACACCGTAGCCAACCGCCAGCCAGTGCGTATGTCTAATGGTGGTACTAATACTTACACCGCCGCAGTTCAAAGAGCAGTGGAAGCTGGGGACAAAAGAGCGCTTCAGGAACTTGCTAAACCTGTTAACTATGGTGCCGCAGCTAGAACCCCGGATGGTCAGAACGCTCTTCGCTTGGCTAGACAAGCCCTAGCACAATCAACACGGATATCTACGGATACTGCTGTTGATACACCCATTTCTGACGCAGAGAGGATGGCAGCTAATAGAAGTAATCTAGCTGCGCTTCGTGCGGCACAAGGTCTAGGTCAAGGCGCTGATCTTTCTATGCCTAAAAATATCGCAGATCCTGATCCTGTAATTGACGCTAGAAAAAACTTAGCTGCGCTTCGTGCGGCACAAGGTTTAGATCAAGGAGCAACTGTCCCTGCGACAACTGATGATGCCCCATCAATATTAGATCGAGGTATTGCTGCTGCCAAATCTGCTGTTACTGGTGATTTTATGCGTCCACTTACCGATGCAATAGTCAAAGGTGTAAAGGATGATGCTAGTTCAATAGCAAGTGTTTTTAACGCAGATACTAGAATGTCTCCAGCAAACGTAGCTGCTAGATCTAGAATACCAATGATGGATGACAATCCACCGGATGCCACAGGAAATGTCTTTAAGGAAATGCAAGAGGCAAAAGCAAAAGCTATCGCAGATGCTGACATGGGGCAAACTCCTCTTCCGTTTGGGGATGAGTTTGGAAATATAGCTCCTGATGGATCCATGCCCGGTGAAACTTTAGTAACCTCTACAACTACACCTACAACCACCGATGATTCTAAAAAAACTGAAGTCGTTACTCCCTCTGAAACTGATATAGCCATACAAAAAGTTAGTGACAATGCCCTTAATTTTAAGGGGGATGTGTTTAACCAGAAAGATAAGAAAAAACTTACTGCCAAAGAAGCCACTAATCAAAGTGTGCTAGAGAATTTTAGTTACGAAACCGCAGATTTCATTAGTCCAGAAGAAGTAGACCTTAAAGCTATTGATAAAGCCGCTGAAGATCTTATGGGCTTTGATCCAAAAGCCGCTGGCGAAAAAAGAGAAAATGCTTTTTGGATGGGACTGATGAAAGCTGGTCTGGCTATTGCTGCTGGTGGTAGCGAAAATGCAATAACGAATATTGCTAAAGGTCTTTCGTTTGGTCTTGATTCTTATGGTAAAGATATAGCTACGTTAAACGAACAAGAACGTGAAGATAGAAAAGAGTTTCGTCGTTTAAAAGTTAAAATGATAGATGATCAACGAGCGTATAATTTATCTATGGCAGGCGCAATGAATACGCATAATCAACATATTGCTGACGCACGAAATAAATTTAACATGAATAGACGAACTCTAGGTCTTCAAGAAGCACAAAATGAATTATCTGCTGCTAGATTAAAAGCTGACAATGCTTATCGAGTAGCTGTGATGCAAAACACGGCGATTGTAGACGCGGCAAGGTTACGACAAAAAGATAAAGAAATAGAATTAAGTGAGAAAACCTTACAAGCTACGGTAGATAAATTAACACCCAAAAATCTTAGAACATTCCAACAACTTGGACTTGTTAAAGATGGTAAATTTACTGAAAAAGCATTGGAGCTTTACACAACAGAAGCAAATGCCGTAAGAGCACTACTAGATACGGGTACTTCACAAACAGGTCCTAAAGTTCAGCAAAAAGAAAGGTTCGTTGCTGACGGTATGAAAAATCAATATCTGAGAGATGGTGCTGAATCAACTCTTGCTAAAAAAGGCATAAAAAATCCAACGGAACAACAGATAGCGGCTGAAATTAGTTCTCTTTACGATAGTATTATAGCTGGAACTATCGCACCAGCAGCACCAGCAACACAAAATAAACCTACGGATGGGTTTGGCGAAATGACAACAACAAATTAATGGAGAAGTCTAATTGCCAACTTATTCAATACAAGGTCCAGATGGTAAAACTTATTCGATAGAGGGTCCAGAAGGAGCAACTAGAGAACAAGTTATAAATGCTGTGAAAGCTCGTGCAGGTTTTGAAGAAGATCCTGACGTTTCAGAAACTCAAGAGTCCACTACACAAGAGATAGCCGAGGGTGTTGCCTCTGGTTTAATTGCCATACCACAAGGCATCGCGGAACTGGGAGCTTCTGCCGTTGATCTAGCGTTTGACACAAATTACACACAGGATGTTACAGATTTTGCAAACACTGTCCGTGAGATGGGTGGCATTGACCCTGAAGGTGCGGCAGGTGAGATAGCTGAAGTTGTTACACAGTTTGTAATCCCCGGTCTTGGTGCAGCAGGTGTTGTCGGCAGACTCGGGCGTGTAAAGAATATGTCCAAGGTCGCTCAAAAAGCATCTCAGATTGGTGCAGCAGGTGTGACAGACGCTGTCGTTGCGACAGACGGAGTAACAACCATAGGTGATTTCTTTGGTGGCGGTGTAACACAAACCACCGACACTGTTGGTCTTGAGGGCCGAGAAGCAGCAGCAACCAAAATAGGAAACAAATTAAAGGTTGGTCTTGAAGCAGCAGGTGCCACCGCTGCGGTTGATCCTATATTAAAAGCACTTGGTTACGCAGGCAAGGGTGCGGCTGTAGTTGGTGCTCCAATCGTTGCACCCGTGGCACGAGCCGCTGTTGCTGGCAGTGAGGCCGTAAGCTCTAAGGTCTCACAACTAGCAGAACAACACCCATTACTCGACGGTTTTCTTGCGTCTTTTAGGTTTCGTGGCAACTTATCACAAGAAGCAGCGGAAGCTAGAAGTCGCATTCGTGGTGAGGTAGATGCAGAACTTGGTCAAGTATCCAGAACAATTTTAGAAATCGAAGACGGGATAAACTCGGCTCTTAAAGAGGCAGAGCAAGGACTTGAGGGAGCATCCCCATTAACACGACAAGAAGTTTTAAATGAATTTCATTCGTATTTAACTAAAGATGAGATATTTATGGAGAGGGCTGCTGCTGAAGGAGTTGCTCCTTTAAAGCTGCTGCCTCCAGAGATGCAGACCGCTGCTCGTAAAGCAAGAGTTCAAGTTGATCGTTTATCAAAACAGATACAAGGTTCTGATTATCTAGCTCGAGAAGGTCTTGTAGGAAAAGAAGCAGAAGCCGTAGACGTAATTCAAGAAAACATAGGTTCTTATCTACGTCGTAGATACAAGATATTTGAAGACAAGAACTACGTTGGATCTGAAGCATTCAATCAGAACAGGTCTGATACGATTGAATATTTTATGAACAATCCAAGTGCTGCAAAGAATATAGCAGAAGAAATTCGCGCAGGTGGATCTCAGTTAGAAGAAGGCACAGACATTTTAACTGAGGGTGGCAGAGAGGTGTTGTCTCGAGATGCTGCTACGAGACTAACTGACGACTTTGTTAGTCAGTATACTGGGCGTTACTCGAAATCTCCCGGCGTTGGTATGTCTCAAAGAGTTGCAGCAAACAGACTACGCACGGGGTTGTTCAAAAGCAGGCAGGCAAACAATGAAATGCTTCGTCGATTAATGGGGGAAGTTAAAGATCCGATTGAGGCGCTGACAACTACTGTCTCGGATATGGCTGAGTTCGTAGCAACAGACAGGTTTTACAAGTTTATAAATCAAAATCTGGTTGATGATCCGTCTGGTATGTTCATATCAAAAGATGCTTTTAATAGATTGCCTAAAGCAGTTCAAGATGGAGAATACTCCGAACTTGGTGAGGGCTTTGGATCTTTGCAAGGTCAGGTTTTTGCAAAAAACAATGTATACAAAGATCTGACTATGCAAACTAATGCCAACACGAATGACTTTGCTCAAGTAATGAGAGCATCATATTCAGCTTTTTTGAAAGGCAAGGGCATCACACAGTATGGCGCAACTGTTCTGTCTCCTGTCACACAGATTAGAAACTTTACATCATCCAGCTTGTTTGCTTTAGCACAGGGAAACGTAGGCACTGGTGCTAATTTATTCGACTCGATTGGAACTGTTTGGAAAGACATTGTAAAGCGCCCAGATAAAGCCAGTTACTTCAAAAACCTACAGCGCATGGGTGTCGTAGGCACACAGTCCCAGCTTCGAGAGATCGATAATCTAATCTCCATGGGATACGGTGTAACAAAAGGTGCGGTCGAGGATTCTCTCGGCATTCCAAGCAGCGGTAAGCTTAGTCAAAAGTTTAAACGTGGTAAGGCGGGGATGTTTCTAACCAGCGCTAACAAGCGTATGCGTGATCTGTATCAAGGCGGTGACGATGTTTGGAAGGTTTATAACTTTGAGTTTGAGCGTAATAAACTTTTATCTGCCTTTGGTGGTAATGCTAACGTGGCTGCTCGAGCAGTTCTGGGTGACGATGCTTTCGTAAGTTTGATGCAGAAAGCAGCAGCGGACGGTATTCCATCCAGTAGAGCAGCAGCAGCCGCTCTAGATCAACATGCTGCTAACATTGTAAAGAACACTGTTCCAAACTATGAGCGTGTGCCTGAGTTTATAAAAGGTATTCGTAAACTCCCTGTTGGTAACTTTATCGCATTTCCGGCAGAGATCTTACGCACTAGTGCCAATACCTTTAAACAGGCCCTTGACGAACTTGCCAGCGGAGACCGTAAGATTCAACAGATTGGGTTACGTCGTCTCATGGGTTTTACAACCACAACCATGGTTATGCCCACTGCTATGCAAAAAATGGCGCTTGATCTTACAGGCACTACGCAAGAACAAATTGATGCCATACGCGAGAACGGTGCTCCATGGGAACAGAATGCAGTGCTTTTACCCACTAGTACAAAAGTAGGACCAGATGGGAAAAATATAATTACAGGTTATACAAACTACAGTTACACAAATCCTTACGGTTACTTATCAAAGCCAGCCCGTGCAATCCTTAATGCCGTGAGCAAAGGCGAAGACATGGGTTCAGACACAAACAAGATAGCAACAGATGCTGTTATGGGCGCAGTAGCTGAGATGTTTGAGCCTTTTGCAGGAGAGTCAATTCTTACAGAGCGTCTTCTCGACACAACTATCAGAGGAGGCAGGACGCAGACTGGTGCGAAAGTTTATCGTGATGACGTAGACACACCCGGTGACAAAGTATTTAAGAGCATGGCACACATCAGTAGTGCGTTTGTTCCGGGAGGAGCAAAACTTTTTGGCGATATCAAAGCTCAGAAAAAAGAGACACAGGCACCCGGTATTGAACTAGGTAGGTTGTCTCGAGCTTTTGCGGAAAATACTGTGGATCCTGCGGGTAACGAGCGTAAGATAGCTCAAGAAATATTCCGCACGTTTAGTGGAATTACCGAGACAGAAGTAAAACCGGACAATGTGTTAATGTATCGTGGCTTTGAGTACGGCAGAGCGCTACAAAGTGCCTCACAAATATTTAACTCAGCGGTATCTACAAGAGGGGTATTAGATCCAGCCAATGCTATAGAAACATATCGAGAAGCTAACGAAGCTAGATTCCGTATTACGAGAGAAATGTATCGGACTATTGAAAACATGCGTAAATCTGGCATGAACGACGCACAGATAAAACGAGCGCTTAGAAAAAACAAAGTGGCTAATGTCAGCGACTTGATGCGCGGAAGATTTGTTCCATTTAGACCCAGTTCAGAAATAAGAAAACGTGTTCGCAGTTATGATAACCGACTTCCGATGCCTGAGTTAAATGAAATTCGCAGAGAGTTTCGTAATCGAAGACTTGATGAACCTTTTGAACCACAGGTTGAAGAAACTCCCACCTTGGACCTTGAACCTGTGTCACAAACAAATACAATAGCACCAACCCAACAAGTTGCTGCCGTTGGCGCTCCTCCGCCGACAGCGCAAGCGGGAGGTGTTAACCCCTTGGCATCTCCCGCACCCTCCTCTAGGGATACTAGTTTGCTAGGTGGTAATCCAATTGATATACTTAAAAACTTACAAATTTTTCAGAGGCAGTAATGAACAAAGATCAACTAAGACAAGAGCTTGCAGACGACGAGGGCTGTAAATACTCCGTGTATTTAGATCACCTTAATTTACCAACTTTCGGAATCGGTCACCTGATTACCGAATCCGATCCAGAGTTTGGTGAACCTATTGGTACGGAGGTATCCGAAGAACGAGTGCGTAAGGCATTCAACTTGGATGTAGCTGTGACAATAGATGAGTGCAAAGTGTTGTACCCGGACTTCGATGACCTACCAGAAGAATGCCAGCATGTTATAGCCAACATGATGTTTAACATGGGTCGGCCTCGCCTATCCAAGTTCAAAGGCATGAAGGCCGGAGTTGATGCCCGGGACTGGAATAAGGCCGCAGACGAGATGGTCGATTCGAGGTGGCATGATCAGGTTCCAAACCGAGCCAAGCGTTTGGTTAAGCGGATGCGTGATCTAGCCAACGAATGATGGCTTTGAGAGAATACATTTTGGTAATCTCCATGTGGGGGAATGATGGAGCCACTGATCATTACATTGGACAGATGAGTCTACAGCAACCTATGAGTCGAAAACAATGCCACTGGATGCTTGAAGATGATCGATGGTCAGCGGCTTATGATAATAAACATTATAAAATGGCTATGCACTGTTTTCCAAAAGACTGTGCGGGGAAGTCAACCTGTGAGTGAAGAAAAGAAAAAACCAGTATCTGTGGCAGTCGGCGAGAACAGCTTTGAACTTGTGTTGCGTATATTGGGCAATGAGTTTGTGGCTATCAAGATAGGCTCTACCAATTTCAGTGGTAAACTAATCGCGGGTGGTATCTTGTTATTGTTTTTTACGTTCATGCTCATGGAGGTGTTTGGTCTATCACGGATATTAGGTGTTGATTAATGGCAACAAAACTAAACGAAAACACTGAACTATCCATGCCCATTCGCAACTTGATTGCGATGGTTGTCGGGGCCGCAATTGGAACGTGGGCATATTTTGGGATCATCGAACGGTTAAATACCATTGAAAACAAGATCATCCTAATGGAAGCGGACTTAGGGCAGAACACAGAATTTAGAATTAAGTGGCCGAGGGGCGAGATGGGTAGTCTGCCTGCCGACTCTGAGCAATTTATGCTTATTGAACATCTGTCCGATACGCTTACGAAGCTACAGGGACAGATTGATGAAGGTCGCGCTCCTCACGATCAACAACAGAAACTAACACTGGACTTCTATGAGAAGAGGTTAACAAACATCGAAGCACAGATTGAAAAGTTAAGAGGTGATATGCGTGGTGGTTGAGACTATTACATTAATATTATACATGAGTGGTGACATCACAGAGCACACGGCTTTCGAGCAGATAGCCAAATGCCTCAAAGCAAAGCGCACTATTGAGCGAAATTTGTATAAGAAGAGTGGTTCTGTTCGGTATGCATGCGAAAACAGAACCGTTGAGATATCCAAGAACGCAGATGGCTCGAGCTACATAGTAAAAATAGTGGAGTAAAACTAACCAAAAGTTAGCCCCAACATAAAACTAACAAACCAAAGGCTAATTATAAGCCTTACTAAATCACTGTTTTTACTAAACAAAAACATCAATTCTCAGAGACCTCAAGGTATATTGGTACGTCAGTTGTTCACGAGGTCCACGAGAATCGACGTTTTACGTCTTCAATCGCTTCGCACTTAACGCCTTTGACGAAAAACCCCTTATCAAGGGTTAGTATGTCGTCTGACATCTCTCTTGTCCTTTGTGCACACCTTCTCTCTGTAGTGTACGGCCCTCGAGTGTCCTCAATCACTGTGCACTTATCCGCTCCATTCGACATACATATAAGTATCAACGCTTCAAACACCATCTCTCTCCTCGTTCTCTGCTTTCTGAATTAAACTTTCTACTTCGTGCAGCTTACTGATAGCTTCGTCCAGCAATCCAGACTCGTGGTTCAAAAACAATTGAGTCACGAACTGGATCGACTGGCTTACAGACAGCTTTGCTTCAGAAAAGTTGCTCATTTTTTCTTCGGTGGTCTGCCACGCTTTTTCTTTTTGGCAGGTGCTTTACCACCTTTCCAAGCTTCATTAATAGTCGGAGTCTTTTTATTGTCCGCTACTAGTCGCCCCTTATCGTCTCTAGCTCTCTCCGGCTCTCCTACAAGATCCGGGAAAAACAGTCTTAAAAATTTAGTCCACATCTTCTCGCTCCTCTTGTTTTGGAAGATACACTTCCACAAATGCCCCACAATTAGGGCAGCTTAGATTAGTGACCATGGAAAAAAACTCGTTGTCCTCTTCACAATCATGGTCACCACCCCAAATTAATTCTGTCTGACAGTGCCAACAATTCATCCTACTTCACCCCAGTTGTTACCAAGTTCTGCGTCAACCTCGAAAGGCACCTTTAAACTTGGCACACAAGTAGACATAATTTCAACAATTCTGTCCGATTGTTCTTGACTGCTGATACTAAAGCACAACTCGTCATGCACTGTAAGCATGGGTGTCAGCCCCTCGGCGTGACAATCTACCATCGCTTTCTTCGTTTGATCGGCACTTGAACCTTGGATGAGTTTATTTAAAGCCTTGTATGTAAAGGCACGACGTATCATACCCTTGCCACCATACTCCTTGATTGCATCCTCGAGCTTCATAGCTTTGTTGTACCCGAAAGATTTAGGCTCCCACATATCAAACCTGCATTTACGCCCCAGCCATGTGCGAATAGCACCTTTCTCTTGCGCCTGACTCATTGCAAGATCGGCTATGCCTTTTACGAATGGCACCCTCTCATGGTACTTTTCGAGCAAAGACTTGGCCTCCATCTCATCGATGTCCATAACACCAGCCAGCTTCTTACGACCCATACCGTACATGATACCAAGGTTTACAGTCTTGGCTTCCTTACGGGTTATGTCAGCAAGATCCGCCACCATCTGATGGAAGTCAGCATTGCCCTTCTGATACATCTCAATTACACTATCTATCTGAGGGTGTCTGTGAACACCATTTAATTGAGCACAGTAGTGTGCCAGCCAACGTGGTTCTTGTGAGGCATAGTCAAAGCTGCCCCACTTTGTACCTTCTTCAGGGATAAACAGACCACGGATCATGGACTTTATCTCTGGATCCCTTGCCGGGATCTGTTGTAGATTCGGGTTGCTGGAAGAAAATCTACCCGTCACAGTGCCACCCTCGTCAGAACGGAGAGGATTAAAGTCACAATGAATGCGACCATTACACGAATGTTCAAGAATTGTTTCAACAAAGGTCGTATTTGCTTTGTTAAATTCACGCAACTTCACAATCTTCTGCGCTATGGGGTGAGTGTGATTGCTAAGAAACTGCTTTGTAAAGGACGGAGCATTAGAATTTTCTGTCCTATGGTATTTAAGCCCAAGGGAATCGAACGCCTTTGCCACCGATGCAGCAGACCATGGCTCTATCGCCACCCCGGTATCGGACCTTATTTCTTTTAACAGTTCCTTCTCGCGCTTACCAAGTTCGATCTGGATCTGCTCTGCTCTATCGATATCAACACGCACACCTTTAGTTTTCATCTCAAGAAGCACTGGCAACAGACTGGATTCCAACTCAAATATGCTTGTGACTTCATCCTGCTTAATGTCCACACGCAGTCTATCCCATAGCCGTAGTGTCACCGCAGCATCCTGTTCGGCGTAGCTGCCCACAAACTTTGACGGCAACATCCACATATCGCTCTTCGGATCCACATGATACATTGCAGCCGCAGCCCGTAGCATCTTCTCATTCTTGTACTCGCCAAGATATTCACCTGTCAGCGAGTTGAGATTGTAAAACCTACGGTTCTCGTTAAGCAGTGGCGCGGCTATCATGGTATCGATTATCGGACCTTGAACCTCGATCCCTGCCCATCGCATCCATCCCAGATCATACATAGCATTGTGCATTACCTTCTCGATCTTGGGTGTCGCCATCTGTTTCTTTAGCCAGTTAACCACGAGGTTCTCCGGCAGGTTGCCCTTCTCATGTCGTATTGGATAGTAGCCAACGAAGTCACCAGCAGCCACGGCATAGCCTATGACATAGCCATCATTCCTACACCACCCCGGCCCCAGCTTTGTTAGGTTTGGGTCTCTTGTTTCCAAGTCGATAGCGATACGATCATAGCCTGTAAGATCAGGAAAGGATGACGGTGGCTCCCACTCGTCGTCACCGAATCCAAGGGCTGCTTCTTTGACATCCATATCAAGAAGGTTCATTTGCTTACCCATCGTTTATGATCTCTCCTCCAAGGGCGGCGTAACCTATTATGTCCACCCATGAATCATCCTTTGTCATATCCTCGCTTAATCTAGCCAATTTGAGGCCCACCATGCAAGCCACCACCTGTTCAGGCGTGACCTCATGCTCGAGTATGATGCTCCATATCCGTGCAATACGCTCGTGGTTCTTCCTAGCCGGGCCATACTCCTTGGCTCTCTCACCGTTGATAAGCTCTTCTGCTGTCTTCAAAAAGAATTGTCTGTCTTTCATAACTGAAACCCATAATGTGATTGTGACTCGATAATATGCAGGGACTTTCGAGCGCGAGTCAGGCCAACATAAAATGTCCTGATCTCTGAGTCCTGATCCCTGCTTTCAACACAAGCCCTCGAGGAGTCCAGAAGCAGAGCTACGTTGTCTGCCTCACCACCCTTGGCTTTATGTATGGTTGATATCTTTATGCGCGGCTTGCCTGTCAGGATAGACTCACCCATCCGACGTACAGATGTGATGTATATCCGCTCTCGATCAGACACCTTGATCACTTCATGCCACGGTGTATCGATCTCCGCTGTCAACTCGCCCAGAGTTTTGACATCACTAAAACCATATGTTTCTTCAGTATCCAGATTTCCTAACTGTTTTCTACCTTGCTTGGTAGTGACATCTGATATCAGTAGCGTCGATAGCTTCTTGACATCTGCCGCAGACAAAAACCTGCCCCTACATAGATCCAGCCACATCTCAATGCCACTCAACACGTTTGGTGATATTGACCAGCCTGACCCTTCACGCCAGTAGAGATAGCCCTGATCTTTGAGATCACTCGCAACCCTGTTGGCAATGTAGTTAGTTCGAGTGAGGATCAGCCACTCACCTTCCCTGATATCTACATCCATGATATCCCGGTGCCATGTTATCGAACCTTGCTCCTCAGTGCTTGACCATGTCTTTGGTTGCCGTGTTATCAAACGTCTGACCATATTATCTGCTTGTTTGTGTATCGACACAGGCAGGCGATACGATTTATCGAGCACGATCTTGTTAGGACAAGCGTTCAGAAAGTCTTTGACATCCACACCCATCCACGAATAGATGCACTGATCATCATCCCCGGCGTAGTATATGCGCTTGGCGTTGGGCTTCATTACCTCGTGCACCATGCGCCACTGCAACGGAACCAGATCCTGCGCTTCGTCTACAATCAAGACATCAAGCAGCGGACTGTCACCCTGTTCGATAAAGCTCTCGAGCATGTCCACAAAATCTACCTTACCTGTTTCTTTTTTGTAGTCACGGAACACCTGATCCACCAGTTTGAGTTGCTGGTAGTGCAGCCTACGATCAGCGATGTCGTTGAACTGTTGCTCGATACTTATACCTCGAACCCGTGCCATCTGAATAATAGACAGGTACGCATCACCACTTTTTCCGGGTCTGAACAAAATACCTTCCGCCATCGTTGCAGATGAGTTGGATGTAAACTCAAGACCCAAGAGTCCACCCAGCTTGGAATAGTCCTTGCCACCCAATACCTGCTTGACCTGCAACCCCAGCACCTGAAACGCGAAACTATGCAATGTGCGGAACCAGACCATCTGCTCCACATCCATGTTCAGCTTTGATGCGGCCCGTTCTCTAGCCTCCTCCGCAGCCTTACGACTGAACGAAACAAATGCTATCGACTCCGGTCTAGTGCCACTGTCCAGTTCCTGCTGTACAATCTCGATGAGTCTCGTTGTCTTGCCCGTGCCCGGGGGTCCGAAGATAGTTGTTTCCATTAGAACGGCACCTCACTGTCTTCGACCTCGATACTGGGAACTTGAACCTCTCTGTTAAATGCAGGCACCCACCACACGCGAAGAGGATGCGTATCCCCTTTGGTGGTAACAAATCTTTTTCTTCCATTAGCAGGGGCACCAGAGTTTATTTCCTTCAGTCGCTCCTGTATCTGACCCCGGCTGTATGTATCGAACTTATTGTTACGCAAGTACTTCATCAACGCCTCGATCTTGAAGTACGTCATGTTGTCTTCTTCATCAGTGAACGGCTTGCCAAGTGTGATCTCTTCGGCTGACTGAGCCTGTACCCGACCATCACAAAACGCCTCGAGCAAATCCATGAACTGCCCTTTGTATGTCAGTTCTTCCGGCACCTCGATCTCACTCATGTTCTCCATCATCATCGACACAATGACCTGCCACTCCGCCAGCTTCATCAGCGGTGGCATCTTGCGTATCTGTTCCATGCAGGCTTTCTGGAATCTCTGTGGTGTTTGCAGATCGTCTGTGGTCATCTCGACACGCTGCCCAGCCACATCACAAAACCACACAGGTGGCTCCGACTTAACTACGCATAGCCCTGAGATCTCCACATTTGACGCATGACCGCCAATACCATACTTTTTGGTCTTGCACAGGTTCTTGTTGCAAAAGCTCTTCAGCGGCTCTTGTTCGCACGGGAATCCATATTCCTTCTTCTCATGCTGGTTCTGTATCGTCACAACCTCTGACGCTGGTAGCGGAGGTGTGCAATGCTTGTTGTTTATTTCCTCGAGTCGGGCTTTCCAGTTGTCGGGCTGCTCTTTTCTACAACCCACGGCTGCTGCAAACATCACTGTGTTGCGTGTGCCTTCGGGAATTCCCTGCCCAAACATACAGTTCAGGCAGGGTGCCCACTCCTCGAACTCATCGATCTGTTTGCCAAAAGTCAAACCAACAAAAACTTCTGGCTCAACACTCCTCTCATCGACAAGTCCCACGAATTCTTTTAATGACGCTGGTTCGCCATCTTCCTTAATAGCGTAGCGGAGCGTCTGTTTCGCATCAAAGTACGGAAGGTTGATAAAGTTACCAACATCGCCACGCTCGACAATAATCTGCTCCTGCTTCGGGAATATCTCACAGCCACCATATCCAAGATACGATGCAATCTCTGATGCTTTGTCACGAAACTCTCCTGCGCTTATGTAACCCTTAAAGAAAAAGAATATATGTGCACCACCAGACTTGGATCGACACACGACTGCCGGAACCTTCATGTTTCTTATCTTCTTATCGAGCGCCGCCAAATCTAACGGGTACTGATCGATGTCTAACGCACCGAACCTGCACTTGTTATCTTCGTTGATAGGTATGGAACCCACACCAAGACCACCTTTCAAGTGATCAGCAATGAGTTCCACCGTAAGTGGTTTGCGAACGATGATAGACTTGGCCTTCTGTTTGCCAGCCCTTCGTTCTTCTGATATCTGTGTCTGTCCATGTGCCGCACTAAATCCCTCAAACGCAGCCATGAACCTTTCTAAATAGCTCATGGGTGTCCCCTTGTTGGTTTGGGGTGCCGCCAAAGACTCCTCAAAAGCGACACCCCAAGAGGTTTAAAACGGTACGTCGGCTTCTTCTTGCTGCTTCTTCTCCTCGCCAGTTCCAGTTTTAATCTCACCAGCCTTAAAAGAATTATACAGGTCACGAGCCTCCATAATCACTTCAGGCTTTACGCTATCCATCTCTTCCTGCGCTACTGCGTAGTTGAACCACGAACCTTTGTCGTTGCTCTCCTGCACAGTGGTCAGCCTCCATGGCACAGCCCACATAGGTGGGTTGAACATACCTTTCTGCGGATGCATAACCTTCAGACCCGCACGACGAGTATTCCATTGCTTGGCAATCTTCATCTGGGTCTTCTTCATATCGCAGATCATCTGGCTAGTGGCACCACTATCATCGACACCCAACACCAAGAACTGAGCAGACCGAACAAGCTCGTTACCACTTGGTAACATCTCAGTCGCACCATTTCTTTCAGTCTTGCGGATATCAGGATCGTCAGCACTCAACTCACCCATGAATCCACCACCCGTCTCCCGGAGTTGGAACTCCAGAAACTTGGTAGTGTAGGCACACATCAATACAGTCAGACCAGTATCGGCCTCCCAAAACTGACCAGTTACAGTATTGAAGATATCACCTGCTGACGCACCCTTGATAAACTTCGGGTCAGTCTTCAGCAGTTGCGGTGACAGCGGCTGTAAGATCCGTAAGAACGGGATCTGCATATCATCTGCACCAATAGTCTCCATACCCTGACCTGCACTATCGAACAGGTCATCCATTAGATTTGCCACCGCAGTGGTCTTTGCATTTGCTACTTCTGTTGCCATGATTTTAGCTCCTCGATATCTTGGCTTCTGTTCCAACGAAAACTCCGAATGTGTCGAAGTCGATCTCCTTACCCTTCTCAATACGCTCCTTCACCCATGCCTTTAGTTTCATAGGATGAACATGCGTCTTTTGAGCGGGGTCTAGTCCCTTGCTTTTGAGATCATCAACGACGGCTCCTGCCACATTATCCTGACCTGCATTAAACGATACAGTCACATCATTCTTGATAATGTCACCCTCACCGATAGAGCGTATCCAAGCGAAAGCCTCATCGCGTTTCTCATCACTTATTCGAGCGTGAACAAACTGGCGTAAGGTAACCTTGTTACCATCAACGGTAATACCATCCATACCCATCTCCTGCATAAGAGACGGTATGTCTTCCTCGTTTACTTTTCTTTTACGGAACTTCAGATCTTTGAGATACTGCTCTGTTGTTGCAATCTCTTCATCGATCTTCATAGACTGACGGATAAGAGTAGACAGCGCACTGCCCTTCTCTCCGTCTACCTTGTCGAACTTCTGGGCATCGACCTCCTCATCTATTAGCGAGAATATATCGCTCATCTTCCTACTCCTTCGTTAAAGTTTTACCCCTTCGGGTTCAATACAGACCCTAAAGCCTGCAAACTGATTGGTCAAGCCGTAAACCACGGCTCATCAGGACCATGCTTTTCGTGCTGATAACCCTTATACCACTCTCGAGCATTAACCGTTAATTCACTTTTAAGAGTGCTGCTTTGAAAACGAACGAACTCGCCATACTTGGCAATAAAGTCCTCTTCACTTAGCTCATCAGCATCCTGCTCAAACATTTCGCGTTGCTCAAGATCAACATTACTTGCCCATCCCATACCTTAACTCCTCTCTCTAGTTTCTAAGCCAGCTTCTTTTCGCCATTTCATTCATCTTTTCTTTTTGGTCAGATGAAACAGCATCACCGATAGTCGCCACCGATCTGGCACAACGACGACTCTCCCTACTCTTCTCTCTACGTTTCTCTATCTCTTTATTAGCCCATACCAACGCACAGTCCCCGCAACAGAAGTTTCCAAACTTCATTACAAACTTACCCGTATAGCAAACGTAGGTATAATAAATCTTCTTATCACCACCCACTCTAGGGATCTCGCTCTTAATCTCGAGGTTCCCATAGTACTTCTCATTAGGCTTCTCACCATAGAACTCCTTAGTCTGCCTAGTGGCAGGTTTCTGGCAGTTATAGCAATTAACTTCATGACTTAGCTCTTTGCTAACGTCGGGCTTCATAACAGGTTTACAAGGACCTTCACGCATTTAAGTCTCCATTTCAGCAACATGCTTTTCTTTACGTTTATATTTCAAAGGCTGATCTTTTTCTAACCCACTGTACCGACCTGTTCGAGTCGCTGGGTGATCATAAGCCTCCACCATGTATGACAACTGCATCGGAACACTCCTGTGCTCGAACTCTGCAATTGCATGCAGTTTCTTATAGACATCAACTGGAACTGCTACTGATTTAAACTTCTTCGTATCCATTTGCTTCTCCTATGTATGGACTATTTATCCATCTTTATCCTAAGTAATAACGAATTGTCAAATATTCAATAGTGTTTTTCCAATTAATTAATACTAACACAATTTTTTTTAAATTGATGACTTGGTCCCAATTTTTTTATTCTTTTTTTGGTGATAGCTCGAGCCACTGTCTTGCTTCCTCACCCAGTGTCTTTGCTGACAGATCGATCTTAGCCCGAAGACTCTTAACGATATGCTCATCAACCGTGCCCTTCGAGACAAGATCAACATAGGTCACTGTATTCTTCTGACCGATACGATGACATCGGTCCTCTGACTGCACCCGGGTCTCCAAGTTGAAGTCATTGGCGTAGTAAATCACGTTGGTTGCTGCGGTCAGCGTCAGACCATAGCCTGCGGTCTGAGGGTTAGCCACGAAGAACCTCGCATCTCCGAACTGAAAGTCCTGAATGGCCTGCTGCCTGTCATCGTCCGATGTGTCCCCGAAGTAGGTGACTGTCGAGTCCGAACCATAGGCTCTCTTCAGTGCAGCCTCGATGTTTCGTATGTCATACCTGAACCTCGACCATATGATTACCTTGCCGGACATCTCCTCGATGGTATCAAGCACTGCATCGACACGCCTGCTTTTGAACTCCACAAGTTCTTTGTCATCGGTCATGGTATGACCACACAATACCTGTTGTAGTCTGAGTAGCTGGGTCATCGCCGCAGGTGCAGACACCAGTCCACCATCATCGAGCAATGCAATAGCTGCGTTCTTCAGTGTCATGTAGTGCTTGATCTGCTCGTCAGTCAGGCTCACATGGCGAACCGTGTACACCTTGTCCGGTAGATCGAGGGCATCCTCTTTGATCACCCGATATGAAAAGCCCTCGAGCTTGTCACTAAGCTCATCAAGATTTCTGTACCCCACAATCTGTTGGAAGCTATGACCACCCATACGTTGCGTTCTTGTGATCGCATACCTGCCTTGGAACGAATAGAACGACTCGAAACCAAGCAGGGCTTTGTCCATGAAACCACACTGTGCATACAAATCCATAGGTGACTTGGTTACAGGTGACCCAGTAAGTATGCGCTTGTATGCTGCGAACTTAGCCAGAGTCACCAGAGCCTTGGTTCTCTTTGCCTTCGGGTTCTTGATCGTTGTTGACTCGTCAACTGCAAGCAGGAAAGTCGAACCTCGAACAAACTTCTCCACAAAAGCCTTGACCTTCGGTGTTGCAAAGCCCTCCACGTTAACCAGCAGAATGCGTAGCTTGCCACGCTCCTCGATGCCGGACAGCAGATGTTCTTTCTGAACCTTGTTCGGATTCGGGTTCCAGACATACACCTCGTTGTCTATGTCATCCCGGAGGTGGGCTGGAATCTCTGACACCTGCCAGTTACGATACACGCCCTTGGGTGCAACGATAATTGCAGTGTCGATCTTTTTGTTTTCGTACAGCCACGCCATGTTGTCGATAAGAACCTTCGACTTTCCACACCCCATCTCCATGAAGTAACCGTAGTTCTCCTTATCGTAGGAACGCTCGAGCGCAATGCGCTGATGCTCATACGGCTGAGTTTTGTATTTGAATTTCATAACTGCCCCTTGTTACTCCTCAAAATCTCCAGACATCAGTGAGTGCTTCGCTGCCTCCAAGTGCCAGATGACTTCAGCTACGTCCTCTATCGTAGTCATCATCTTGACACTGCCATCTGCTGCCGTGCCCACAATCACTGCACTATCCATCATCTTTGCAGCTATGGCACACACCGCAGGCACTGAGGCTCTGGGCACTTTGCTTACCTTCGGCTTCGGCTTTAGGTAAACCACGTTGTCAGCTTCATCCGTCATTCAACATTCCTCGTAGCTCTTTGGCTTTGTTTCGCATTTCCATGTAGACCTCGAGCCTTTTTCGGGTCTTCTCTGCCTCACGATATAAGCCTGAGTCCATGAGTAGTGTCAACTCATCATCAAGAATTCGGATGATCCTGTCCATTGATTTGGTTTCGCTCATCTCCTTAAAGTACCCCCTCGTCTCTGTCCTGCTCAGTGTCAAACCCATGACGATACTCTGCGACCTGCGACTCTGTCATCTTGTCCTGACCTACACGAGCCATCGTCTTGTCCTCATTGACACGCCAGTAATGCGGATTGTACCGCCGACCATAATACCTGTCCGCCGAACCTCGATCCTTGGGGCTGTTGTGATGCCCCCATG